GCGTCACTATAACTTGTATTTGATCCAGTTGCAACATCCGAATATGTATCATTCGATCCAGTTGAAACGTTGTTATACGACGTATTTGAACCGGTGTCAACATCGCCATAAGCAAAGATATCTACGGCTCCAATACTAAAGGATGCTGATAAACCAGTTAATCCAATTGTTAAATCATTTATAGAAACAGATCCAACGTTAGCATTAAACGATTGTCCAGTTAATCCTATACTTTCTTCTACTGTCAGAGAACCAACACTAGAAGTCATACTCAAAGAACTAGCTTGACCAACGGCGCTTCCTAATCCTATAATAGTTCCTTGACTAAATGTAGCCTCTAACCCTGATGGTTGAACAACATCATTCGGTATAACCACCGTTCCAATACTAGCACTAAAAGATACTCCAGTTAATTCTGCTTCTTGTGAAGAAATACCTGCTGCAGTTCCTTGACTAAACGTTGCTGATACACCAGAAAGAATAGCAGTTTCGTTTGGTGCTTTTGCAGTTCCTTGACTTAAAGTAAAATCTAATCCTGTTAGACCAATAGTCATGTCATTGACTGTGAGAGATCCAACAGAAGAGGTTATTGATTGACCCGTTAGGCCAACTTGCATGTCAACCACGGACACTGAACCAAGAGAAGATGTAATAGATAATGTGTCGTCTATGACAACAGGAACAAAAGCTTCACCTTGAGAAGTAGAAATTTCAAAACTTGTAGGTGTAATTATTTGATCAGGTATATCAACTGAACCAATACTAGATGTAATTTGTATTCCTGTTAAAGAAACAGAAACAGTTTGATCAGAAAGATCTCCCCAGCCACCATCGCCGCTCCATTGTTGGGCACCCCATCCTGTTTTTAAAGTTGTAGATTGATTCCAATTAGCCTGGCCCCAGGTGAACCTGCCCCATCCTGAAGTTGTCGACATGGTCGACCTCCTATGCTAGTCTGATTATTGCGGCTGTAGCGTCGTTTGCTGGAAACTCTATTTTAAAAGTTCCATTACTTGCTGTTTTATCTCCACCAAATGCTATTGCACAAACAGCATCAGTTGTATTTGAACCACCATTTGTTGTTGTATTGTATATTAGTGCTCCATTTGCAGTGAAAGATGCAGATGAAAAAGTTACATCACTAAAATCTGTGAATGCAGTTGTGCTTGTTAATCCAACTCCAGTATTAGTTAGAGTTGCACCACCTGCTGAATATGCTGATCCTGATGTGTTTGTAATTTCTTCTGATGTTGAATAGTCTGTTGTAGAAGCACCTAAAGAAGCATCACTATCAAACAATGCTATCTTAAAAGTGTGTCCACCTGAAGATTCAAAACTGTGTTTACCTTGTAAAAGCTCTTGTTTGAAGCTTGAACATATTGCTGATGATATAGCCATAATTTATTCTCCTACGGGTTTGCTGAAGTTATTGGGATACGAATAGCGCCATCTGTGTAGTCATCTCTTCGTCTTCGACCAACTTGCTCATTAGCAAACTTCTGTACCTCTTGTTTATACTTATTTTCATATAGTGTCAACATATCTATAGGCCCTTTTAAAAAACCATATGCCTCTGATAAGCAACAATATAATAAACCATTTGGAAAATTAAGACTAATATAATTAGTATCATTATTTTCTAAAAGATCAGGCATTTTATTAAAATGCACTCTAAATCTATATGTAGTATTTGGTGTAGGAGATATAAATATTCTACCTGATGTGGTATCAGATTCTCCAGTTGCGCCACCAAATGAAGCATAATATTTAGGTTGACCTTGAGCTGCTGACGTTCCTGTTACGTCTTGATATTCTTGAAGATAAGACATATCTTTTTTCTCTAGCCATCTGTTAGCTCCTGTAATTTCAGATCCTGCAGTATCATAAACTTGTATACCTCTAATAAATAAACAACCTGCTGGAGCATTTATAGATTCTTGTCCAGCAACAAAATTACCTAACTGTTGTTTCCTGTCGGCATCAATAGGTATATCTCTAAATATTCTATACTGTGCATTTAAAATAATATTTTCTAAAACAGCATCTGTTAAAACATTAGAGTCTGTTTCTGTATAACTTTTAATTTGAGTTTTTAATCCTGATGCACTTAATCCAGCCATTAAATAACTCCTGCGTTTCTTAACTCTCTACAAACTGGACAGCTTTTTCTGTAATATATGTGTTTACTACAAGGATCCGGTTTAGGTTTTACTTCTTCATACATAACAAGATGTGGATCTTGTTTTTCAGGTTTAAATATATTTTTAATTTTATTCCAAATATAACTTATCATAATATACCTCTTATCATTGGGCTAACATAAATGTTTTCTCCACCACCTGTTATATTACCTACTGCGTTATAAGGCAAGGTAACAGTGAAGCCTGTATTAACTACTTTTGTAGCCGGCATAGCTCCAGTATTCTCAGTTCTTGTAGTTACTGATTGTATTTCTAACCCTGGAAAAACATTAGAAATAGCATGTGCAGTTGCTGTTGTGCTTTCTGGTGTTTGTCCTCTAAAAGGTGCGTTAGTGCCCCTTGATAAACCTGTTAAAGTTTGTCCTCCAGATTTACCAGTGTACTGTATAACTTCTCTTTGAATCACAGGAACGTACTCAGGGTTTGTTGAACTTGGAGAAGTTGCACTTTGTATAAAATAAAAACCTGTTGCAGGGAAATTAGTATTAGAATCAAATCCTGCTGTAGTTGCCGAAGCTGTTATTGCATCTGATATTGCAAATATTGGAAAAAGGTTAGACCCTAAATTAAAACTTTGAGTAGGATCATTACTAGCTGGGTTATAAAATAAAACAAAGTCTCCAACTTCTAAAGTATGGTTAAGTAAACTTACAGTTAAAGTTGCACTTCCATTTGTAACTGAAAAAGGGTCTTTTGGTAAAAGAATTGCAGTCGGTGGTTCATTTCTATCAGTTCTTGTATTTAATAATGCAACACCATCAGCACCATTCGGTTTTGGTTCTAACTGTGGTTGCTTTGGTTCAAATTCTGTAAAGTGAACAAATGCACCATTCCATTCTCTAACCATTTCTCTGTATGGAAACTCCATACCTGATCTATCTGATATTGCTTTTGCATATTTACCTGTTGCGTATCTAGACATTATGTTCCT